CGCCCAGTTCCTCCCGGCACACACCACCACAGTGCTGCCGGGTCGCGATAGAGAGTTGCGGGCACACCACATGCAAACCACCTCTCTTTACCGCGCTACCAAGACACGGATGTCTTGGGTTGCTGCCTTTTCCACCACAGATTGGGCAGCTGTTGCGCCAGAGGTGAACAATGGATTGTTCGCCTCGGCACGGTGCCGGTTCGATCCCTAGATCTAGCCGGCGTTTTGGGCCCTTTCAAGCCACGCGGCAAATGTATCACCACTGCATGTCGCGGGGCACTGGCAACTTTGTAGGAGTAATGCCATGAGCCGAATAGCTTTAAGCTGTGTTGATCGAGCGCAAAGGGAAGTCCTGACGCTCGAATTAGCCCTGTACCACGCCGCACGGGACTATCCCGGCGGTGCCGCCGCAATCGCCGCCACCACCGGACGTAATGCCACCACGCTGCAGCACAAGCTGTCTCCCACCCATCCGTCTCACACCGTGAACATCCAGGAGTTCGGCGAGATCCTCGAACTGACGAAGGACCGCCGCATTCTTGATGCGGTGCATGCCCTGGTCGGCGATACCACATGGCAGGAGCTGGCTGAAACCTATACCAGTGACATGCCCGAGACCCTCACCACGGGTATCGCCTCGTACTTCCGTCAGGTGGCTGATTTGGCTGATACGTGGGCCAAAAGCATTGGCGACGGTGTCGTCAGCGATCAGGAACTGGCCGAGATTCGCCTGCAGGTGTTTCGCGGTATTCAGGGGCTGTTGGGGATGCTCAACCGGGCCACATACGTAAACCAGACTACGCGGGGTACTGACCGTGGCTGACGTTATCGATTTTGCCAACGACCTGGTGCAAGAGCGGATGGATCAGGCCCTTGCAGCGCGCAGTGCGAATAAAACGGCCACCGCTGCACATTCGTTCATGTTCTGCGAAAGCTGCGACACGCCGATCCCGTTGGCGCGCCGTGTTGCGATCCCTGGTTGCACCCAGTGTGTGACATGCCAGTCCATCGACGAAGCCAGGAAGGACCGCCATGCTCGATGAGGTACTCAATCAATTCTCTGATTACGGCTTGGAGCCTGATCAACCCTTGGTGTTCGGCAAGCTGACCCGTTGCAAAACCTCCCAGGATAAGGGCAAGGAAAAAAACGGCTGGTACGTGGTCCACGAGCATCTCACCGAGAAGAACGGAACGTTGATCTTCGGCAGCTTCGGTGATTGGCGATCCGGTGAGTCTCAGAAGATCAAGGTCAAGGCTGGACGTATGAGCCCTGAGGAACGCGAAGTCATGCGCGCTCGCCAGGAAGAGGCCAAGCGCAAGGCTGCCGAGGTTGCGGCGAATGCCTCACGTCGAGCGGCAAGCCGTGCAGCGGCTCTGTTCAAGCGCATGCCCGAGAAGGGCAAGAGCGCCTACCTGGATCGAAAGCAAATCGTCGGCTTCAAGGTTCGCTATGCGCCACGTACCGGCGCATTTTTGGTGCCTATGTGCAACGTGCGCGACCAGATCGTGGGCCTGCAGGTTATCTTCCCGGCAAAGCAGGAAGACACCGGGCGTGACAAGGCCTATTGGCCCTACGGCATGTCGAAAGAGGGTGCCTTCCACTTGATCGGCCCGCACCCTGAACCGGGTGAGCCGGTGCTGGTGTGTGAGGGCTACGCCACGGGCGCCAGCCTGCACATGGCGACTTCGCTGACGGTCGCTATCGCCTTCGATGCGGGCAACCTGTTGCCAGTCTCCAAGGCCATGCGCGAGCGCTTCCCGGGCTGCCCGCTGATCATTTGTCGTGATGATGACTGGAAGACCAAACGCCCCAACGGTGATCCTTGGAACCCCGGCGAAGAGAAGGCCAGCAACGCCGCACTGATTGTCGGTGGCCAGGTAGTCGCCCCCGTCTTCTCCGGTGAACGTGAAATCAAGTGGACCGATTTCAACGACCTGCACATCGCCGAAGGATTGGAGGCTGTCCGCCGCCAGGTGCTGGCGGTGGTAAAGCCTCCTGCAGCTGGTGGTTGGAAGGACCAGCTTGCACGCACCGAGAACGGCTCCCTGATCGCGCACATGCAAAACGTGGAGTTGATCCTTGGTAACGATGAGCGATGGGCTGGCGTCATCAGCTACAGCGCTTTCAGTTCGAAGCTGGTGAAGTTGCGATCTGCACCCTATGGCGGCGGAGCGGGGGACTGGGCCGATATCGATGATGTGCGGGTGATGAAGTGGCTGGCACAGCACTACAACCTTCGTGTGAAGGCGTCTCATGTGATCGAGGCGGTCAGCGTTGTCGCACACGATCATGCTTTTCATCCGGTGCGTGACTACTTACAAAAGCTGGAATGGGATCGCGTACGACGGCTCGACACATGGTTGACCGATGTGATGGGCGTCCACCCCAGTGATTACACGACGAAAGTGGGTAAGCGCTGGATCTTATCGGCGGTTGCTCGTGTGATGAAGCCTGGCTGCAAGGCTGACTCGGTCATGATTTTGGAGGGTGCCCAGGGCGCTGGTAAGTCCACGGCCATGAGCATTTTGGGAGGCGAGTGGTTTATGGATACGCCCTTTGCTCTGGGTGACAAAGACGGGTTCCAGGCCATTCGCGGCAAGTGGATCGTTGAATTGGGGGAGCTAGATAGCTTCAACAAGGCAGAAAGTACCAAGGCAAAGCAGTTCTTCTCGGCTTCGACAGACACCTACCGAGAGAGCTACGGCCGTCGAACGAACGACGTGCCACGCCAGTGTGTGTTCGTGGGTACCACTAACCAAGATGAATACCTTAAGGACGCTACGGGCAACCGGCGTTATTGGCCTGTCGCGTGTACCAAGGTTGACCTGATAAAGCTTCGTGAGATTCGCGATCAGCTCTGGGCTGAGGCGATGTTCTGTTATGAGGCTGGAGATATTTGGTGGGTCACGCCTGCGGAGGCGCCGTTGTTTGCCGAGGCACAGGATCAACGCTTCGTTGTTGATGAGTGGGAAGGGCCGATCCTAAGCTGGCTTGAGGATATCCAGATTGGTGAAACCACGTCGGGCAGCGACGTGTTGAGCCAGGCGCTTAGGTTGGACTTGGGGCACTGGGGTAAGCCTGAACAAATCCGTGTCGGCGCAATCATGCATCGACTGGGCTGGCGACGTGTTCGCATGCCAGCATTACCGAAAAGCGGGAAACGGCCCTGGGCTTACAAAAAACCCAAGGACTGGGGTAACACCTCAGCACTGCAACGTGTTGCTAGCGAGGAGCCTTGTTTTGATTAAGCGAATCGATGAAATGTTGAAGCTCTGGGCGGAGGATCTGCATTCGCCAATGAACCCCGATGGAGGTGGAACTGGCGGCGGCAACATGATCGCCATGCTGATGGAATGTAAGGGAGAGCTCATACGCGGGACACGCGGTAGTCGTGTGCTGTTGGACGAGTCAGTGGACATAGAGTTGATCGTCAACAAACACCTGCCAGCGCAGCTGTCGTTGGTGGTGCGGGAGCACTACTGCAACCATGAGAGCTTTCTGGCACAAAAGATCACTCACTGTGGTTGCTGTCGTAAAACCTACTATGAGCGCCTGCACGAAGCGCATGTAAGCATTGCAGGTTTACTGATGAAGCAGGCTGCATGATACTTGTCGGCACTGTGCTTGGATCTGTCCCACAGTCCTACCTTGTCCCACTATCATTTGATGTGGTGGGACAGCTACAGGCCACGCCGTTAGCGGGCTGTCCCACTGCCCAACCAAAAAAACATCCCGCGTATGTGAGCGTAGCGCCAATGCGTGCGCGTGCCTCGCGCACGCGTGTTATTTATTTACTCTCTATATGCGAAGAAAAGGAATAAATAGTAGGACAGTGGGACAGAGCCTTTATTTGTGGGGCTCGCAGCTGTCCCACCTGACTCTATAGCAATGGGACAGGTAGGACAGCGATTAAGGAGCGATAGCCGATTGAATGCATTGTCCCTCCGTTGTACCTGTGTCATACCTGCATTGCACCTGTATTGCGCCATGGCATTAAAACTCGCTTGCTGCCAGGAAACTCAGCCTGTAAAAAGTACCCATCTTCGATAGGTGCGACCGCAAGCAGCGGGACTCACCACCACACTAAACCCGGCCATCGCGCCGGGTTTTTGCGTTTATGGGGTAGGGCGATGACGAACGAGCAGCAAGCGCTTATTGATATGCCGATCTGGATGGTGATCGTGCTGTCCCTGGTCGGTGGGATATCGGGCGAGGCATGGCGGGCAGACAAAGCCGGGGTAAGCGGCTGGTCATTGATTCGCCGGTTGCTCCTTCGGTCTGGTGCCTGCGTGGTCTGTGGGCTCTCCACCATGATGTTGCTGCATGCATCAGGCATGTCGGTACTGGCGGCGGGCAGCATTGGCTGCCTCACGGCGATGGCAGGCGCTGATGTCGCGATTGGCTTGTACGAACGCTGGGCAGCCAAGCGGTTGGGCGTGTGCGATGTGCCGCCCTCGGGCAGCGGGCAGGCATGAAGCGCTGGAGGCCACGGAATACGTGGCTTGTAGTGGGGTGCGCAAAAATGGTGCACCGAAAGGCACCGGGGACCCTGGCGGCATTTGAGGGACACGGGGCATGAAACCCGCGGGAAAGCGTTAGCGGCAGGGCTGCCAGCTTACTGAAATTCAATCCATTGAAATTGAAAGGTTTCCATTGAAAAGCCGTTGAAAAGGAGGGCTTATGACGGATCCACTGTTCCTGTCTAAAAGCGCTTTCGCGGTTCGCATCGGCAGGACGCCGAGCTACATCACCTGGCTGAAAGACAACAATCGCCTAGTGCTTTCGCCGGATGGCAAGAAGGTGGACGTTCTGGCAACTGAAGCGCTGATCCTCGAAACCGCCGACCCCAGCAAGGCTGCCGTCGCGGCTCGACACCAGCAGGACCGGATCCAGCGTGACGTTTACAGTCAACTGTCCCCCCTGGTCGAGCCGACTAACACGGCTGCGCCGCAGCAGCCTATCTCCGGCGGTGCGAAGGGCCACGACTTCCAGAAAGCTCGCGCCATGCGCGAACACAACCTGGCGCAACTGGCCGAGATCGAGTTGCACAAGGCTCAGGGCTCGCTGGTCGCCAGGGACGCCGTTGAGCTTGGCGCCTACAACGCGGGGCGCCATCTGCGTGACCAGTTGTTCGGCCTGCTGCCCCAGCTGTCCCACAAGCTGGCAGCCATGACCGACCCCTGGGACATCGAAAAACACCTGACGGCGACACTCCGTAAATCACTGGAAGAGGCTGAACGCATGTCCTCGTCCGACCTTGAACGAGCGATGACGACGAGCTGACCTATGACCACGGAATTTCCTGACGGTGACCGTGCGTACCGTGAGGCGTATTTCCGTGGGCTACGACCCGACCCAGACCTCTGGATCGACGAGTGGGCCGACGAGTACATGCGCATCCCGCGAGATACTGGCGCGCCTGAACCGGGCCAGTACCGCACCGACCGGACGCCCTATGCCCGAGAGCCGATGCGGTGCCTGTCACCGGCGCATCCGTGTCGGCGAGTGGTCACCATGGTGGCTTCGCAGTTGATGAAAACGCAGATCGCCTTGAACTGGATGGGTGGCCTGATCCATATGGCCCCGTCCAACATCTTGGCGCTGTTGCCCAGCCTGGGCCTGTCCAAACGTGTTTCCGGGCGGATTAGCAAAACGATCAAGGCAACCCCGGAGTTGGCAAAGCGGGTAGCGGCCAGCCGCTCGCGGGATGCCCGCAATACCATGGACACCAAGGAGTTCGAGGGCGGCGCCTTGTACGTCACGACGGCGGGCTCTGCGGCCAACCTGTCCGAGCTGTCGGCACGCTACATCTACGGCGACGAGGTTGACCGCTGGGAGAACGACGTCGGCCAGGAAGGTGACCCCATCGTGCTGGCGGAAACGCGTGCTACCAACTTCGGGCGCAACGCCAAGATCTACTTCTCCAGCTCGCCGACGATCAAGGGCGCCTCGCGGATCTCGGACTTGTTCGAGTCCAGCGACCAGCGTTACTACTACGTGCCATGCCCCACCTGCGGGCATATGCAGGTGTTGGAATGGGAGAGGTTGCTCTACAGCAAGGACTACAGCACGGTTCACTACCAGTGCGCCGCGCCTGAATGTGATGTGCTGATCGAGGAGTATCACAAGACCGACATGCTCGCCCGTGGTGAGTGGCGTGCCCATGGCAGCGGCGACGGCAAGACGGTGGGTTTCCACCTGAACGCGCTCTATTCGCCGATTGGTTGGAAGGACTGGGCCTCCCTTGCCGAGGAGTTCGAAGACGCCAAGAAGGCCCAAGCCAAGGGCGACATGGGCTTGATGCAGGTGTTCTACAACACCCGTCTCGCCAAGGTATGGGACAGCGCGCAAGAGCAGACCAAGGCTGAGGTGTTGGTCGCTCGTGCACGGCTGGAGACCTACACCCTCGGCAGCATGCCAGTGGGCGTACTAATGCTGACCGGCGCCGTCGACGTTCAGGCCAACCGCCTGGAACTGATGGTAATGGGCTTCGGCGTCGGCATGGAACGTTGGGTGGTCGACCACCAGGTAATCTGGGGCGACCCTGCCGATGAGCGCACCTGGGCGGTGTTGGACGAGAAACTCAAGCTTCGATACCGCCATCCCTGCGGCGTCGGTTTGGCGATCCTGGCCACGGGCGTCGACTCCGGCGGTCATCACACTGACGAGGTATACCAGTTCTGCCGTGTGCGGCGCTGGCGCAACATCTTCGCCATCAAGGGCGCGAGCAAGCCCGGCAAACCGGTGATTGCTCAGCGGCCGTCCATGGTCGACGTGACCTGGAAGGGCCAGACCGAACGCGGCGGCGCCGAGTTGTGGTTTGTCGGCACCGACACCGCGAAGGACTGGATCTACAACCGCTACGCCTTCGAGGATGGCCCAGGCTCGCTGCACTTTGCCAACGACTTACCGGACGAATTTTTCGCCCAGTGCGTTGCCGAGCGCAAGGTCGCCCGATACGTCAAAGGCTATAAGCGTATCGAGTGGGTCAAGGGCAAGGCAGAGCGCAACGAAGCGCTCGACCTGATGGTGTACTGCCTGGCAATGGCGCACTACCTCGGCATCAACCGGTACCAGGAACACGACTGGGAGCGGGTGCGACAAGCGTTGGCTCAGTCCGGTTTGTTCGACGATGTGGTGGGCGTAAAGCCGGTGCAGGGCGAACGCGTCGACGCTGACGACACACCGGCACCGGTTGCGGCGCGTCAGTCGCTTCCATCACCCGCACCGGTTGCACCTGTCGCCCAATCGCGACCTGCCGCACCCCCGCAACGCCGTCGTTCCACCAGCGGCTATCTGAAGAGAAATTGATATGTCGTTTACCCCGAAGCACCTCGAAGTCATCGAGCGCGCCATCGCACGCGGTGAAAAGACCGTGCGCTACAGCGACCGCACGGTGGAATACCGCTCCATCGACGAACTGCTCAAGGCCCGCGACGAGATCCGCACGTCGCTGAGCCAAGCCGCCGGGCCGCGCTCTCGCGTGATCCGGCTTACCCACGGAGGCAAGGGAATCTAATGGCCCGACATTATCCGACGCTGACCCGTAACGGATTCTTGCTGCCGTCGAACATCAAGGCCAGTTACGAAGGCGCCGGTGAGGGCCGACGTTCGGCCAGTTGGGAAGCCACGGACAACGGCATCAATAGCATCAACACCCCGGCCCTGCGCAATCTACGTGCGCGTTCGCGGGCGGCGGTGCGCAATGACCCGTACGCGTTCAACGTCATCGACAAACGCGTAAGCAACCTGATCGGCACCGGCATCACGCCCAGGCCGACCACGGACGACGCCGAGCTGCGCAAGCTCAAGCAGCAGCTGTGGGATGACTGGGTGGATGAGGCGGATGCCGATGAACTGACCGACTTCTACGGCATGCAGGCCCTGGTGGCGCGCACCGTTGAAACGGCCGGTGAATGCTTTGTGCGATTGCGACCCCGCACCCCGAGCGAAGGGTTGGCAGTACCGCTGCAGCTGCAGGCGCTGGCCCCTGAATTTGTCCCTCACGATAAATTCGATATGGCCAAAAACGGCAACGTGATCCGCGCCGGGATCGAGTTCAACCCGGCGGGCAAGCGTGTGGCGTATTACATGTACCTATCGCATCCCCGCGACTCGTCGTCGTTGAACGCTGGCTACAACCAGTTGGTGCGAGTACCGGCAACACAGGTGCTGCATATCTTCGAACCGATGGAGCCTGGGCAGTTGCGCGGCGTCCCACGTTTGGCCCCGGTGCTGAAGCGCCTGCGCAGCTTGGATAACTACGACGACGCGGTGCTGTTCCGGCAGGAAGTGGCGAACCTGTTCGCGGGCTTCATCAAGCGCCCGGCACCTGAGGCTACGCAGCAGCCTCGTGATCCCGTTACTGGCATGCCATTGAACGTTGACCGCGACGGCTTCACGCCGATGGTCGCCTTGGAGCCCGGCACCATGCAGGAGCTGGGGCCAGGTGAAGAGGTGGAGTTCTCCAAACCACCGGACGCCGGTAACAACTATCCGGACTTCATGCGTCAGCAGCTGATGGCTGCGGCGGCGGGATCGGGCACGCCTTACGAAATCCTCACTGGCGACATGCGAGAGGTCAACGACCGAGCGCTGCGGGTGGTACTCAACGAGTTCCGGCGCCGCCTGGAGCAGCTGCAGTTCGGCGTGTACGTGCATCAGCTCTGTCGCCCGGTGCGTGCGGCCTGGATGGACATGGCAGTGCTGTCCGGCGCCCTGGTGCTGGATGACTACGCGCAACGTCGGCGCGAATACCTGCGCACACGTTGGGTGCCGCAAGGCTGGGCCTACATCCAGCCGGTGCAGGACGTACAGGCGCGGCGGATGGAAGTGCAGGCCGGCTTCGGTTCGCGCAGTGAGATGTGTCTGCGCAATGGCTACGACGCGGAAACCATCGACGCGGAAAACGCCGCGGACCTCGCCAGGTCCACGGATCTGGGCCTCAACTACACCACGCTTGATGCCATCGAGCCGATTGATGACAAGGAACAACCATGAGTAAAAAAGCGATCCCGCGCATTTATGACAAGGCTGGCAAGCAGGTAAAAGTCGCGGATAAAAGTTGGTACACCTTCCAGGCTAGCGGTGAAGCCGAGCAGCAAACTATTGAGGTATTTGTATACGGTGAGATTGGTACCTGGGGCGTCAGCGCTAATCAGTTTGTCCAGGACCTGCGGGCCATGGACGACGGCACGTCACCGGTAATTGTTGCGTTCAACAGCATCGGCGGCGACTTGTTCGACGGCCTGGCGATCCACAACGCGCTGTCGCGCTTGGGCGAGCGCTGTACCGGACGCATTGATGCGCTTGCGGCAAGCGCGGCCAGTGTCGCGGTGTGCGGCGCTCACCGGGTAGTGATCGCGGCCAATGCCATGCTGATGATCCACAACCCCTATACCTTTACCGGCGGTGATGCTGAAGACTTCCGGCGTGTCGCCGACGTGTTGGACCAGACCCTGGAAGCGATCATTGCAGCCTACAAGTCCAAGGCAACGGACATTGATGAGGCCGAGCTGCGGCGCATGGTCAACGCTGAAACCTGGCTCACTGCCAATGAGGCGGTGGCCCTGGGCTTGGCCGACGAAGTGGGTGACGGCCTCAAGGTCAAAGCCTGTCTCGGCCAGGGCAGTGTGTTGCAGCGCTTTCAGCATGCCCCGGCTGAATTGCTCGCCCAGCTGGATGAAGAGCCGGATGTCGAGCTGCCTGAACCTTTCGATCCGCCGGAACCGGCTCCTGTAGTGGACGCTGCCGGATTGGCGCTGATGGTCACCAAGGGATGCGCGGCGGCCGGCATCGATAACCTGGTGGAACCACTGCTTGCCTCCACCCGGCTGGAAAGCGAGGCGGTAGTCACTGCTGCGCTGACCAAGGCGAAAGTGCTGCACGGCCTTTGTGTCGCAGCACGATTGCCGGAACTGACCGGCGAGTTCATCGCTGCCGGACTGGATGAAGCTGCTGTCAGGGCGCGTCTGTTCGACAAACTGGTCAGCAGTGGCGGCGGATTTGAAATCAACAATAGCCTGCCGTTGGACGATGATCCTGCACCCGCAATAAAGGCCAAACAGGTCGATACCCAATCAATCTGGGCTACCCGCCAGGCGGCACAGAACGGAACCTCGAAAGGAGTAAGAACATGAAAATTGAATCGATGCACGCGGGTGAGTTCCTGCTGTCCGAAGGCGCCGGCAATATTTCCCGCGAAGCGATCAATGTCGCCGCCGGGCCAGCCCTGGAGCCGGGCCAGATCCTCGGCCTAGTCACTGCCACCAGCGAGTTTGCCCCGTACCAGCCGACCGCAGAGGACGGCACCGAGAACGCAATTGCGATCCTCTACGGTCCGCTGGGCGAATCGGATGTGGTTCGGCGTGGTCGTGCCATCGTGCGGTTGGCCGAAGTCAGCGAGGGGCACTTGACTGGCCTCGACCTTGCCGCTGAAAAAGCCCTGGCTGCCCATTTCGTGATCGTCCGTTAAGACGCTTACCCTAATTTATCCATCCCGCCGAGTGCGGGATTTTTCTTTTCTGGAGAGTACCCCATGGCCGATATCGCCATTTTTGAAGACGATGCGTTCAGCGTCTCCTCGTTGACCGCTGCAATCAATGAACAGGAATACCTGCCGGGCCGCATCAGCAGCCTCGGTCTTTTCCGCGAAGAGGGCATCAGCACGTTGACTGTGCAGATCGAGAAGGACGGCGACACCCTGGCTCTGGTGCCGGCGGGTGAGCGTGGTACCTCTGGCTTGGTGGTCGGCGCGACCAAGCGCACTTTGATTCCGTTCAACACCGTGCACCTGCCGGAACGCTTCACCATCAAGGCTGATGAGATCCAGGGCATCCGCGCCTTCGGCTCTCTCACTGAGTTGCAGGCTGTGCAGGACGTGGTTAACAAACGTCTGGGCAAGGCGCGACGCCAGTTGGATGCCACCCACGAATTTCAACGCATGGGTGCATTGAACGGCTTGGTGCTGGACGCGGATGGTAAGACGGTACTGTTGGACATCTATGACCGTTTCGGTGTGAAGCGACAGAAGCTTTCCATGGAACTAGGCAACCCGGCCACTAAAGTCCGTGTTAAGTGTGGCGAAGCCTTGGATATGCAGGAAGAAGCGCTGGGTAGTGTCACTACTACGGGCTCTCGTGCCTTCTGCGGCAAAAACTTCTGGAACAAACTGCTCGACCACGAATCGATCAAAACAACCTACCTCAACACCATGCAGGCCGCATCACTGCGTGGAGATGCCCGTGAAGCCTTCGAGTTCGGCGGGATCGTCTGGGAGCGTTATCGCGGCAAGGTTGCCGGCGTTGCATTCGTCCACGACGACAAGGCGCTGCTGGTTCCCGAGGGCGTCCCTGATCTGTACATCTCGTCCTTTGCACCGGCCGACTACATGGAAACGGTCAACACCCAGGGTATCCCGTACTACAGCAAGATCGAGCCGCTGCCATTCAACAAAGGCGTTGCCGGTGAAGCCCAATCCAACCCGCTGCACCTGTGCACGCGGCCTCGGGCGCAGATCCTGCTGGAGATGTGATTGTGGCCTTCCGCGATCTGATCGACGACATCGACGACGTGGTCTTTGAAACCCTGGGCGACAGCGCCATGATCGAAGGTCGCGCTGAACCGATACTGGGGATGTTTTCGGCGCCTTGGAAACAGCCTCAGTTCGGCAAGCTCAATACCGGCCTGCGGGAACCGCGCTTCGAGATCCGCGTCAAGGATTCGGACGGATTGGTGAAGGGCTTACGGGTCAGTGTTGATCTGCCGGCGTTGGATGGCGGCGGTGACTATGACCTGCTGCAGCTTGAGCCTAACGGTAATGGCCTGGTGGCCTTGATTTTGAGGAAGCGACCATGAGTATCGGCAGCTATCCCCAGCAGAGGCGCGACGGTGGGATGATCACTATCCAACCGTCGGCGGTTCATGTTCAGGCTCTGAAAGAGTTCGGCGAGCTGGTGCCCAAGGCAGCGGCGGCGGCCCAGCGGCGTGCAATCAACAAGACAATCCGTTGGCTGCGCACCCACATTGCACGGGCTGTCGGCAAGCAGGAGCGGATCGCCATCGGCGCTGTCCGGCAGCGTCTTCGGGCGTATCCCGTGACCGGCGGCGATATGCGCGGCAAGTTGTGGTTCGGCATCAATGCCATTGAAGCCAGCCGCACTGGCCGGGCACGGCAAACCGGTGCCGGTGTTTCGGTTGCCGGTCGGCGTTACCAGGGGGCTTTCTTCAAGAAGGTCTACGGCAGTAACGCGGATATCTGGATTCGCACGTCCAGCAAACACTTCAATAGCACCGACTACCCGGATGCCGCTCAGGGTGGCAGACGCTCGGGCTTTGTCGAGGAAAACGACAACCGTTTCCCCCTGGCTAAAGGCAAGGTGTCGTTGGAGCAGGTGCGACCGCACTTCGATGCCTGGGTGAAACGTGCCGATGAACGCCTGCTGGAGATCCTCACGCAGGAACTCAACTTTGAACTGCATAAGTATTTGAAGGGGACGCCGCGTGTCTGACGAAACGTTGAGCCTCGACCAACTTTATCAAGCTATTGAGCAGCACCTGCAGCAACACCTGCCGGGTGTTCAAAGCGTTGCGGCCTGGCCGAACATTGAGGATCACATTGCCTTGCCGGCGGTGTTCCTGGAGATGTCTGAGATCGAGCCAGGTACTGATCTCGGAACGGGTGAAACCACCCTGGTCTGCAAGTTCGAAGCGCGGATCATTGTTGACCCGATTAGGCCCGATCATCACCGCCAGATCGTGCAGCTAGCGACCCAACTGATCGTGTTACTGCGGGCGCAGAACTGGGGCCTGGAAGTCGAATGTGCTGAGTTTATCCAAGCGGTACAGGACTGGACCCGCCCTGAGCTGGATGGCTACACCGTCTGGCTTGTGGAGTGGAATCAGACGATTTATCTCGGTACCGAAGAATGGCCTTGGCCGGATGAGCCCCCGGGCACGCTGCTGATCGGTGTCAGCCCGGACATCGGCCCGGGCAGCCGAGATCAGTACGTCGCGCCGGAGCGCTTGGAATGAGTTACACCAGCGGCGAGAGCGACCGCATGATCGCCGCCATGTTGATGGATTGCGTGGTGGCCGCCGTCGATACCACCGCATCACCGCCTGTTGTACGTGTCAGGGCGGGGGAGTGGACCAGTGCGTGGGTACGTTGGCACAGCGTAGCCGCCGGTAAGGCGCGCCACTGGCGAGTGCCCAGCCTGGGCGAGCAGGGCAAGTTGTTCAGTCCCAGCGGCAACCCGGCGATGGGCACGTTTATCCCAGGCTTGTACGGGGATGCAGGCCCGCCGCCGGACAATCGCGATCACGTCGAGGTGTGGCGCTTTGACGATGGCGGCTCGCTGGTCTACGACTGGCAGGCCAGTAGCTACAGCATTACGCTGCCTTCCGGGACCGTCACCATCAAGGTCGGCGACACCGTAGCCACCGTCACTGAAAGCGCCGTCACGGTGGTGGCCGGGGATATCGGACTCACCGGCAATGTGACGATCACCGGGCCACTGACAGTGTCGGGTGATATCAACGGCGCCGGCAAGATCATTGACGCGGGCGGCAATACCGCGAACCACAAACACTGATTCATCGTTTATTTCTGCCCGCCGTGTGCGGGCGTTTTCATTTCTGGAGTGCCCTTATGAATAAGCCAAAGCCGGACGAGCAGCCGCCCGTGGGCCAGCCATTGGTGGCGAAGGTAGAGCCGCCACCGAAATCCCCCGATCTGCCTCGGACCTTTCGCGACAAGGTGTTTACCTCGCGAACCTTGATATCGCCTGAAGGCCAGAGCCTCGCCGTCGCCAAAGGGCTGGTGATAGCCACCACCCCAGATCAATACCAGTTCCTCCAACGTCACCCTGACCTCGAACCCGTGCCGGAGTAGCCCAGATGATCGGAATGGATCGCCACACTGGGCAGCCCATCTCCGGCATCGAGCATCTGCAGCAGTCGATTGAAGACATTTTGACAACGCCACTGGGCAGCCGCCGGCACCGGCCGGACTACGGCAGCCAGTTGCGGCGTTTTGTCGACCTGCCCGTCACCGAGGGCTGGAAAAGCGCGGTGCAGGCTGAAGTGGCCCGGGCGCTGGGGCGTTGGGAGCCTCGGCTGAGCATTAGCCAGGTTCGAGTGGTGGCCGTATTGGATGGCCGCATCGAGTTTGAACTCAAGGGCCTGTTCAAAGGCGATAACGCGCTAGTGAGGGTCACCGCATGAGCACCGTGGATTTATCAGCGCTGCCGGCGCCGGCTGTGCTGGAGGAACTCGACTTTGAGCAAGCCTACGCTGAGGAGCTGGCCGCGTTTCGTTTGTACATGGGCGATAACTGGACCGCCGAGCTGGAAAGCGATCCGGTGGTCAAACTGTTGGAGCTGGGTGTCTACCGCCGCATTCAGAACCGGGCACGGGTGAACGATGGGGCCAAGGCGCTGCTGTTGGCTTACGCCATTGATGGGGATCTCGATCAACTCGCTGGCAACGTCCGTCTGAAACGCCTGGTGATTCAGGAAGAAAACCTCAACACCGTCCCCCCGACTCCCCGGGTGATGGAATCCAACGATGCCCTGCGCGAGCGGGTGCAGCTGGTGTACGAAGGGCTGACAACGGCCGGCCCGCGTAACAGCTACATCCTGCATGCCCGCAACGCTTCGGCGCTGGTGGCCGATGCCACGGCTGAAAGCCCGTCTCCTGCGGAGGTGGTGGTCACGGTGCTGCACCTGCAGGGCAATGGCGTGGCCGAGCAGCCGCTGCTGGATGTGGTCATGAGATACCTCAGTGATGACGACATTCGGCCTGTTGGGGATCGTCTCACCGTGCAAAGCGCTGAGGTCATTGAATACCGCATTGATGCAGTGCTGCACATGGCCGGAACCGGCTCTGAAAACGAGGCGATCCTGGCAGCGGCTGAGCAACGCTTGGCTGGTTGGGTCAATCCTCGACGGCGGCTGGGCGTTGAAGTGCCACGTTCGGCCATTGATGCGCAGTTGCACATCAGCGGTGTTGGCCGTGTGGACCTGCTCGATTGGCAGGACATCAAGCCTACCAAGTACCAGGCGGCTTACTGCGTTGGCTTTACCGTCAAGCAGGGAGGCACGCCATGAAGAGCCTGCTACCTATCAACAGCACTCAGCTGGAGCGGGCCATTGAAGCGGCCACCGACGAAGTCACCGATGTTCCGTTGCGCAAACTGTACAACCCCGATACCTGCCCGGCGCATTTGCTGCACCAATTGGCCTGGGCCTGGTCGGTGGACCGCTGGGACAACAAGTGGTCGGAAGCGGTCAAGCGCTCGGCCATCCGCTCGGCGTTCTACGTGCATGCCCACAAGGGCACCATTGGAGCGTTACGCCGGGTGGTTGAGCCGCTCGGCTATCTGATCGAAGTGCTGGAATGGTGGCAGACAACGCCCAAGGGGGTGCCGGGTACCTTCGCGTTGAAGGTGGGTGTGCTGGAAACCGGTATCACCGAAGAGATGTATCAGGAACTGACCTGGTTGATTGACGACGCTAAGCCGGTCAGTCGGCACATGACTGGCCTGGCGATCAGCCTGGAAACCACTGGGCGCATAAACATCTTCGCCAGTGCGTACGACGGCGATGAGATCGACGTCTATCCGCCCGTGCTGCAGGACATTGAAGTCACTGGCGTTATCGGTGGCGGAGGGCGTGAGCATTCCATTGACGCGCTGGATATTTACCCGCCGTCACCGGGCGTTATCTCGGTTGACTGTGTGATCGGGGTGTCTGCCCGCGAACATTCCATAGACTTTTTGGACGTATACCCATGATTGATGCCAATTCAAAGTTCTACGCCATCCTGACTGCGGTCGGGGAGGCCAAGCAGGTAAAGGCCGATGCCGGTTTGCTGACCTGGAAAATCACCCACATGGCGGTGGGCGATGCCAACGGCACCGACCCACTACCAGACCGCTTGCAGAAAGTGTTGATCAACGAACGCCGCCGGGCTCCCTTGAACTCCTTGGCCCCCGATCCTGCCAACTCGGCCATCTTGGTTGCTGAGCAGGTTATTCCCGCTGATGAGGGCGGCTTCTGGGTTCGGGAGCTGGGGTTGTTTGATTCGGACGGCGATCTAGTGGCAGTCGCCAACTGCGCGCCGAGCTTCAAGCCTAAGCTGTCTCAAGGATCAGGTCGTACGCAAACGCTGCGTATGAACTTTGTGGTCAGCAGCTCAAATAACATTGTGCTGACCATTGACCCGGCAGTGGTTCTGGCAACACGCAAGTATGTCGACGACTCGGTAGCGAACGCGGTCAACCGGCTGGATGCCAAGCAGTCGGTCCTGGTTGCAACAACCACCCCGATGGTGCTGGCTGGCATTCAGGAGATTGATGGGCTGGCAGTGCCAGCGGGATCCCGTGTGCTGGTTAAAGATCAGGATCAGGCGAAGGATAATGGCCTGTACCTGGTGAGCGCTGATAGTTGGATACGCACAGTTGATGCCGACCATAGCGAAAAGGTCTCGCCAGGGCTGCTGGTGACGGTAGAACGGGGTGCAGTGAATGCTGACACTATTTGGCAGCTTGTTACTGACGCGCCAATCGTATTGGGCTCATCGTCCCTGACATTTCAATGGGCAGCAGGGCAGAACGCGCCTACTGCTCCCATCGATGATCGTTCTAAGCGGCTGGCAAATACAGAGTCAGTTCGTCGGCAGATTGAAAGCTCCAACCAGAGTTTTCCAGCGCACGTATACCGCAAGAATCGATTGATCAATGGCAACTTCGATATCTGGCAGCGCGGAACGGCAGGCTTGGTTGGCGACCTGTCGGGTTCACCCCAGGCAGTCTATGGCCCTGATCGTTGGGTTGTTTACATGCCAGCAAATTCAGCCGCAACCTGGGAAAGAATCGCCTTTGAACCAGGTGCGGGATTCAACGAAGGGCGTTACGCCTTAAGGGTCTCGCGCTCAGGTAGTAGTGACGGTGTAAACCTCAGTCAGCGCATAGAGGGCGTAGAAACCTTCGCAGGTAAAACCGTCACTGTCTCTTTCTATCTGCGTTCGTCCATAAGTCATAAATGCGGCGTGCTTTTGCGCCAGGCATTTGGTCTGGGTGGATCTGATGGTGGTCCAGCTGCTGGTACAGAGGTGACCCTTACGACAGCGTTCAAGAAGCATGTCGTCACGTTAGACGTGCCGCCCATAACCGGCAAAAAACGGGGCTCGGAGGGCGACTACCTTGAGCTGGTGTTTGGAAGTTTGGGCAAGGGAACGTATACGCTGGATATCGCTTCTGTCCAGCTTGAAGCAGGATTTGTTGCCACTGACTTTGAATTGAGGCCGTTGGCTGAAGAGTTGATGTTGTGCCAGCGGTACTACGAAAAGACCTTCTCCCAAAATATCGCTCCGAAAAATGGTGTCGATGTTTCTGGCTCGTTAATCTCAATTGTATATGCCGGTCAAAATGGCCCAGGTAGCCAGCCGGTTGGACATTGGGTATTCAGGGTGGAAAAACGTACCACTCCCAGTATCAGGCTTTACAGACCGATGGGAGATGGGCCTGACGGGCAATGGCGCTCGGGTAGCAACAGCATCTCAAGTGCAAATGCACGCGCCTTGATTGTTGGCACGCGTCAAGCGTCAGTTGATAACAGTGATGTCGGCATCACTCCTCAAACTTATTACATTCATGCCACGGCCGATGCCGAGCTTTAGGAGGCTTAATGAGTTACCGGCTCACCGATAATCCCGATACCGTTATTCTACTATCCGACGGAGCAACTGTTCCGCGTGGGCATCGGTTTTGGGTTGATTATGAAGAGTGGTTGAAGTCTGGCGGAGCGCCTGAACCGGCATTTCTACTCGATCCCGCTATCGCCGAAAGAGTGTGGCGTGACGCTGAGATAGAAGGCGTCAAGTGGCTACGTGAGCGCCACCGTGATGAGGTCGATTCTGCTCGCCCAACCACGCTAACGGTCGAACAGTCGGGGGAGTTGCTGGATTACGTGCAGGCGCTACGTGATTGGCCTCAATCCCCAAAATTTCCGACCGTAAAGCATCGGCCTAAAAAGCCAGACTGGATCGCACTGCAGACTCAATAACGCTCCGCATCGTCGGGGCGTTTTTGTATCCACTGTTTAACCCTCTAAAGCCTCGCACATGCGGGGCTTTGTCATTTCTGGAGAACTCGAACTATGGCCTCTTCCGGTCGTTTTCACGGCGTTACCGTCACCCTGGTGGATACCGGGGCACGGACCATTGCGCTGCCGTCGTCGTCCATTATTGGGTTGTGCGACACCTTTACTGTTATGCCAGCGGCATCCGCCAAACCCAACGAACTGACGTTGATCACCAGTGAGCGCGAAGCGGTTGCCGCTTGGGGCGAAGACTCGGCGATCACGCGTGCATGCAAGGCGATTTTCGTTCGTGCGAAAGCCGTGGTCATTGGCTGCGGTGTCGCCAAAGTTGAAGACCCTGCCCAGCAGACCTCCTCAATTATCGGCGGTGTCCTGGCGTCGGGGCAGCGTACCGGCATGCAGGCGTTGCTGGACGGCAAAAGCCGCTTCAACGCACAGCCGCGGCTGCTGATTGCCCCGGGTCACACCGCGACCCAGGCGGTTGCTACTGCGCTGGATGCGCTGGCCGGCAAGCTGCGGGCTATGGCGCTCCTCGACGGGCCGAACACCACTGATGAGGCTGCGATGGCCTACGCCCAGGAGTTCGGCAGCAAGCGCTGTTTCCTGGTCGATCCGGGTGTGCAGCTGTGGGACACGTTGCAGAGCAAAACCGTCAACGCGCCGGCCTCGGCCTTCGCCGCTGGTTTGTTCGCCTGGACGGATGCGGAGTACGGCTTCTGGTCATCGCCGTCGAACAAGGAGTTCGTTGGCATTACCGGCACCTCGCGCCCAGTCGAGTTTCTGGATGGCGACGAAACCTGCCGGGCCAACCTGCTCAACAACGCCAATATCACCACGATCATCCGTGACGGCGGCTACCGCTTGTGGGGCAACCGCACGCTGTCGGCGGATCCGAAGTGGGCGTTTGTCACCAGGGTGCGCACGGTCGACATTGTGATGGACGCGATTCTCGCCGGGCACAAGTGGGCGGTCGACCGTGGAATCACCAAGACCTACATCAAGGATGTGACCGACGGCCTGCAGGCGTTCATGCAGGACCTGAAAAACCAAGGCGCGGTGATCAACTTCGAGGTGTTCGCCGACACCGAGCTGAACACCGTCAGTCAGCTGGAGCAGGGCAAGGTGTACTGGAACATTCGCTTCACCGACGTGCCGCCTGCCGAGAACCCGATTTTCCGGGTCGAGGTCACCAATCAGTGGCTCACCGAAGTCCTGGAAACCGCTGCCTAAGGAGGCCGCTCAATGATTCCTCAAGTGCTTTACAACACCAACCTGTTCGTCGACGGCATCAACTTCACCGGCGACGTGCCCAGTCTGGGCTTGCCCAAATTGGCAGTTAAGACCGATGAATACCGTGGCGGCGGCATGGCTGGCCCCATCGAGATGGATGTCGGCCTGGAGAAGATGGAAGCCACCTTCACCACCAACGGCGTGCGCCGCGAATCCATGAAGTTCTTCGGGCTGGCAGATCAAACCGCCTTCAACGGCGTGTATCGCGGATCCTTCAAGGGGCAGAAAGGGCAGACCACAGCAGTGGTGGCGACCTTGCGCGGCATGCTCAAGGAACTGGATCCGGGCGACTGGAAGCCCGGTGACAAGGCCGAGTTCAAATACTCGATTGCGGTCAGCTATTACAAGCTGGAAATCGCTGGCCGCCTCATTTACGAAATCGACATGGTTGCCGCGATCCGCGTGATCGACGGTGTGGATCAACTCGCCTCAATGCGCAGCGACCTGGGCCTCTAAGGAATTAATCGAATGGCTACCCCTGAACTGAAAAAGCTTCCCACCTGGCTGAAGCTGACCGCTGAACACGCAACAGTTACCCTGTCCCGGCCTTCCGAGGTCAATGGCGTCAAGGTCGATACCTTGACCATTCGCTCGCCCACGGTGCGCGAAGTGCGTGCTGCAGATCGTGCCTCGGGCGACGACGAAGAGCAGCGCGAGCTGATGCTGTTCGCCGGTCTGTGCGAAGCCGGTCAGCAGGATCTGGAGGGCCTGAAGCTGGTGGACTACCACCGCCTGCAGGCCGGTTATTTTCGCCTGGTGCAGGACGACGGGGTTTAACCCCGCGCTGCTGAAACTGGCGGCCAAGCGCTTGGCGGCGGAAACCGGATTTTCCGCCGCCGAGATCCAGGCCATGCCGTTTGCCGAGATGGTCTGGTGGCTCTCGGATTGAGCCACCCGCCGTAATCACTCGCTACAGGGAGCCACGACATGGCAAACAAACTCGCGCTCGGCCTGGTGATTGGCGGCGCCGTCAGCTCTACGGTTGGCACCGCGTTCAAGGATGTTCAGGGACGAATCAAGCAGCTCGAAGCCCAAGGCACCAAGGCTCGGGTCCTGCAGCGCACGATTGGCGACACTATCCGTCTGCGGGAAGAATGGAAGAAGGCCAACGACAGCGGCGCCGCTGGTGCCAGCACGTTGCTGCGCAAATTGGAATCCAACCTCAGCACCCTGAAGAAGCAGGGTGTCGAGGTACGCAATCTCGCCAAGGCTTACCAGACCATGGAGCAAGTCGCCCGTAAGGCTGATCTGAAAGCCACCGGGTACTCTCAAATCAAGGAGGGCAAAGAGGGGCTTACTGGCACGCTGGGCAGGGCGGCGGCCGCGACTGCGCTAATCGCTATTCCCACCAAGGTTTCGGCCAACTATCAGACGCAAATTCGGCAAATGGCGTTGTGGGCACACACCGCCGGAACGGACGCCGAACAGCAGATGGCCGACAAAATCAGTGAAGTGGCCGCGAAAAAGGGCATGGGCCAGCAGGCTTTGGCCCGGGCGGTCGGTGGCTTGATCGAGAAGGGTATCGACTGGGAGGAGTCGGTGGACTATGCCCCGCTGATTGCTGACCTGGTCGACGGGCAAGGCATGGAAGCGGAAACCATCGCCACCTTGTTCAGCGCCTTCAAGGAGGCCGGGGTCAAGAAGGAAGACATGGGCGCTATGCTCGGCCAGGTGGCGGCTGCTGGTGACATTGGCGCCTTCGGTCCCAAGGACATGGCCAAGTACATGCCGGCTCTGCTCGGCACGATTAAACGTTTGGGCATGGAAGGACCGGAGGCCGTGCGTTTCCTCGGTGCGAGTTTGCAGTCACAGTTCTCGCAAACCCAGGACGCGGCAGCGGCCGCGACCAACATGAATAACCTGCTCAACGCGGTGATCAGCAGCACCAGCCAGGAGCGGTTCGCGAAGCAGGGTTATGACCTGGCGGGCTCGATCCTGGCGGCTACCAAAAGCGGCAAGGCGTCCAACCCCGTCGAAGCCTTCATCATGCTCAGCGAGCAGCTGATCCAAAAACAGGATCCAGCCACGGCCAAAAAGGTCGCGGCGCTCAAGGCCAAAATTAAGGCGTCCAAGGATGGCAGCGCCGAGGAAGAGCAGGCGATGGTCGCGCTGATTCAGGCGGCTGGCTTGGCGAACATCGTCAGTGACCAGAGTGCCAGTGACGGCTTGCTCGCCCAGATCAAGTACGGCAATACGATCAAAGACAACATGAACACCATCAAGGAGACCGATGGTAAGGCCAAGATCGAGGCCGATGCCGCCAAGGCTCGCGAAACGTCCAACTCCAAGTGGAGCGCGGCGACATCGAGCATGGAAGCGACGATGACAAGTCTAGGTGATGCTTTGCGGCCTCTCACCGATTTGGCGGCCGATGGTCTGACCAAGGTTGGTAACAGCATGGCGGGCCTTGCCAATGAGTTCCCGAAAATCGTCAGCGGGACGACAGTGGCTATTGGGGCGATTGGCGCAGCGGTGGCGGCTTTTCAGACTTTCAAGATCGGCAAGGGGCTGCTCAACCTGGCCCGTGGTGGTCTGGGTGGAAAATCGGTTGGCGTGCAGAAGGTTTTTGTCACCAATGCGGATTCAGGGGGCGGTGAGGGGGGCATCAAGGGAAAGGCCGGTACCGCGTTGTCGGTGGTTGAGAAAGGACTGAAAGCCGTCGCCGCTGTCCGAGGTAAGGAGAGCTTGGAGGAGGGGGCTGATCCGAGGGCCGGTGGGTTCGATCCAGTCGCTACGGGTTTGGATGTCGTATCGATGATTCAGGATGCTGTGGGGGCAGAGGGCGGAGCTGAATCTGCCGGTGGTGGTGATGGCGGGGTTCGACGTGTATTCGTCGTCAACATGGCATCCATGGGCGGTATGGGTGATAGACGTCCGGGACGGCGGCGGAACAGAAACCCGCCTACTTCTCGACCGTCGCGTCGAAGACCAGCAGCCCCGCCACGGCCACCTCGTCCAGCTGGACCGGTGCAGGCGTCTCCAGCAGCACCGCGATCTTCGGTCCCGCCGCGCAGCCCGGTTGTTAGGCCTTTGCCACCGCCGGTTACCGTACCGTCGCCGGCATCAAGGCCGCCTGCTCCAGTGCCTCGTCCTCCTGCAGTACCGAGTCCCGGCAGACAGATGTTGACCTCGGTCGCCGGAGGCGTCGGTAAGGTTGGTAAGGCGGTCAAAGCAGTTCCAGGCGCTTCCCTGGTTGAGGCGGGCAGCATGGTGCTAAACACCTACCTTACCGCTGAAACTCAGGACGAAAAGGCGCAAGGCTATGGTGAAGCGGCTGGAACCCTCGCTGGGACTATGGCGGGCGCCGCTGCTGGTGCAGCTATTGGTTCGGTGGTGCCGATCATAGGCACAGCCATCGGAGGAATGGTAGGTGCTTACCTTGGCAGCATGGGAGGGCAGCAACTGGGCGGATGGGCAGGATTGTCGATGTTTGGCAGTGACAAACCCAAAGAGCCCGCCGCTCCGATTACACCGATGCTGTTGGCACCGCGACCTGGCCCTGCTGTACCCAGTCTGGCGACTATGGCCAACAGCTTTGCCCGGCAACCCGCTGCCATAGTGGTCGAGGCTGCACCTGCTGCACCTGCTGTGCCAGATATAGGAACGGCTGTCGCTCCGGTGTCGCCTGTTGCCAGACCGTTGATCCAGGCGGCTTCTGCGCCGGTAAACCGTATTGTCGACTCTCAAACCCGTCGACAGCCTCTAATCGCGGCGTCAGCACCGAAGCCAGCAGCTCCAATGATGATGCCAATGGGACCCGCGCTGGGTGACGTGACTCGCTCGTTGGCGGCGCCTGCTGCTACCAAACCTGCGAACCTGGTTATTCAAACGCCTGCTGCACCCAAGCCAGACCCGGCACGGGTCGACCAGAAGTTCAGCTACTCGCTGAGCATGCCGGTCACGGTCGAGGGAGATGCCAAGGATCCGCAGCAGTTTGTTCAGCAGTTGCTGCCTTTGATGCAGCGCGCACTCAGTGACGCCGCGCAGCAGGAAGCCAGGCGCAATCTTTACGACGATGCTCATACATAAGGAGAGACCATGGAGTACCTGGAGCAGATGCAATCGGGCTTCAAATACCTAGTCAGCGCGGGCGAGGCGGGCCGACGCAGCTTGGACGGGATGCTCGGGCCGGTGAACGGCGCGATCAGCGAAATCACTGGCGCCGCCGCTGAACTTGAAAATGTGCCGTTCATTCCCGACGGTGTCGGGGAAAAGCTGCAGCGGGTGATGCGGGGCGTTGGCGCGGCCCAGGCCAAGGTCGGCGCCGTGGTGGAAACTTACAGCCGCGCTTCACGTGCGGCGTCGCAGATTGACGAACGCCTGGGCGTGCTGAAGGAACAGGCCGCGAAAGCGGGCGCCGCGATCAATCAGGTCGCAGGCAAGGTCAGCCCATCGCTGGCAAACATCTTTCCGACTGAAGCGCTGGGGCTGTCACAGACGCCGCTCGCTGAGGCCGTGAAGCCGTTCCCGCACCTGCTGATCATCCAACCGCTCAAGCCCAACACCCAACCGTACTACTTCAACCTGGATACGGCAGCCTTTGATGAACTGCGCCGGCAGACGGAGTTTCGCTGGGCCTCGCAAGAGCGCCTTAGTCGCCGGCCGGCGCAGCAAGCCATTGGGATGGGTGAAGAAAAAATGACCCTCAAGGGCTCAATCTTTCCCGGCTTCAAGGGAGGACTCAAGCAACTGGATACCCTGCGCAGTATCGGTGCCCAGTTGCTTCCGCTAACGCTCACCACGGGCTATGGGGAAGTGTTGGGCACCTGGTGCCTGAAGACTCTCGACGAAGAACAGAGCGCACTGCTGCAGGGCGGGATCCCGCGCAAGCAAGTATTTACGTTGGAGTTTGTACGCTATGGCGATGACCTGCAGAACGTCTGACGGCGACGTGCTGGATACCTTGTGCAATCAGTTTTATGGGCACCTGAACGGCACGGTGGAGGCAGTGCTGGCTCACAACCAAGGGCTGGCCGACCAGCCGCAACCACTCAAGGCTGGGCTGCTGATTGTCTTCCCAGACCTGCCGCCGGTCACGGATGAAACGGTGCAACTGTGGGATTGATGGTTGTGAGTCAAACATTTGAGTAGCTGTTCATGACAAAGCCTCGCACTGCGGGGCTTTGTCGTTTCTAGGGTATTGAGATGAAACCAACTTTTAGAATTGTTGCTGACGGGACCGATATCACGGCCCTGATCAATGACCGCCTGCTGTACCTGCGCACCGTCGATAAACCTGGCATGGAGTCGGATGACTTCGAGTTGCGTATCGATGACCGCGACGGTGCGGTGTCATTGCCCAAACGCGGTGCCGGCATTGAGATCTACCTGGGCTACGCCGGCAACAGTCTGACGCGCCTCGGCCGCTACGTCGTAGATGAGGTCGAAGCATCCGGCCCGCCGGACACCATTGTGATTCGCGGTAAAGCCAGCGACATGCGTGGATCCGGCAAAACTACCCGCACCGGTAGTTGGGAAAACGTCACCCTCGCGCAGATCGTCGCTGACGTGGCGGCTCGCAATGGCTGGCAACCGGTCTGTTCCATCACCACGGTAGTGCCCCGGGTCGACCAGATCGGCGAGTCCGACTTCAACTTCATCACTCGTCTGTCCAAACAATACGACTGCACCGCCAAGGTCGCTGACGGCAAGTTGCTGGTGATGCAGCGTCAGGCGGGCCAGAGCGCGAGTGGCAAAACCCTCGGTGTGGTCACCATCACGAAAAGCGACGTCAGCCGCTGGCAGTTTCGTTTCGCTGACCGAACCACGCAAAAGGCCGTCAAGACGCGCTACCAGAACAAGAAGAGCGGCGAGCTGGTGACCCTGGAGCTGGGAAACGATGACGCGCCGGAAGGCATGCCGCCGGTCCATACCGACCGACATATCCATCCCAACAAGTCAGCAGCGGAACAGGCTGCCAAGGCGCGGCTGAATGCGTTCAACCGTTCTACGGCAGCGGTTCGACTGGAGATGGTGGGGCGCACCGACCTGTTCGCCGAGCGCCACATCAATGCGCAGGGCTTCAAGGACGGATTGGATGGGGACTTTCTCGTGGACTCGGTGGAACAGGTGTTCACCCAGGCCGGCTGGTCCACCACGGTCGAGTGTAATGCCGGTAAGAAAGGCAAAGCCAAGGCCAAAGGGAAGAAAGAGAAAAAGCCGCTCACCGTGCTGACGGTGCCGTGATCGCTTAACGCACTTGCCCGATCCGCAACGATAAACTCAGGAGGCGTCATGCCCATCACCGAGCAACAACTTCAACGCATCATGCCCAACGCCCGCCGCCAAGCGGGCGTTTTTGTATCTGCCTTAAACGCAGCGATGACCAACAGGAAGATCGATACACCCAAGCGCCAGGCCGCATTCCTCGCCCAGGTCGGACACGAATCGGGTCAGCTGCAGTACGTACGCGAACTGGGCAGCGATCAGTACCTCAGCAAATACGACACCGGCTCTCTGGCGGCCAAGCTCGGCAATACCCCGGAAGCCGATGGGGACGGTCAGCGTTACCGTGGCCGTGGGTTGATCCAGATCACCGGGCACGATAACTACCTGCGCTGCAGTCTGGCGCTGTTCGGTGATGAACGATTGTTGCGCACACCGGAGCTGCTCGAGCAGCCGCAATGGGCGGCAGAGTCGGCGGCGTGGTTCTGGTCGGTGAACGGGTTGAATGCCCTAGCGGATCAGGAGCAGTTCAACACCATCACCCGTCGGATCAATGGCGGCCTCAACGGTCTGGAGGAACGCCTGCAGCTGTGGGCCAGGGCGAGGGCGGTGTTATGCGTCTCTTCGACCTGATCCCTGCGCAGTTCCGTATCGCTGCTACCGGCGTGCTGTTGTTGATGGTGGGCGCCGGATCTGCGGCGTTGGCCTGGACTGCGCAGGACTGGCGTTATGGCCTTGTGTTGGAGCGCCAGGCCCGGCTGCAGGCGGACACCCTCAACGAGATATCCAAAGCGTCTGCTGACCTGCAGCGCATCGAGCAGGAAAAACGCCTGGCCCTGGAACTACGCCTGCAGAACAAAGACGAAACCCACCACAAGGAACTGACCGATGAGCAAACCAAGCAGGCTCGCCTGCGTGATCGCCTGGCTACTGCTGATCTGCGGCTGTCAGTCGTACACGCAGCCACCGAAATCACCGGCAACTGTGCAATGCCAACCACCCCCGCCTCCGGCCGCGTGGTTCATGGCACCACAAGAGCCCAACTTGACCCAGCGCATGCTCAACGAATTATCGGAATCACCGATACCGGCGACCAAGGATTGATTGCGCTTAAAGCTTGTCAAGCTTACGTTACGACGATATCCCTCCGGCACCATGAATGATTACTTTAAGCTAGGGCTAAACTTAATAGGGTTTTTTATATATGGTCTGGTGGTTTGCTCTATTAACGTATCTTTCCCAAGGGCGAGCGCGCAATTAGTAAGGGTGAGTGAAAGTATCATCACGATTAATGTCATGATTTGCTGGCTGTTGATCGTAATAATATCAGTGGTAAGCCCTAATACTAAAACTCCAAGTGTTGCACCTAAGCCAGTTCTGGTGATAGTAAGAAATCCTGCTCCTACTTCTGCGATGTTTTTATGGATAAAATTAAAGGTGTCTATGCTTTTGTCAGAGCTGAACCGTATACCATACTTAATGATAAATACTAGGGCGTAAGGAGCAATAAGATATGCCGAGTACTGAATTAGTGGGCCGATTGCAAGGAGACCTTGTACGATTTCATTAACATCTTTTTCGGTAGAGCTAAAGAATACAGTCGGTAGAGTTCCCAATAGAGATGCTAAGATAAATTCGCTTGGAAATTTACTTATTAAAGCAATCGTATCCCTTTTGAAATTGCTAGGTTTTTTGTTCATTGGCGAGATCCCCGAGGGTGCGCGATGAAATGATTTTGTAAAAAGGAACGAGCCGGATGGATGCGTCAACATTCATACCGGCTCGCCAAACCCGCAGACCAACCCTGCAAGCCCGGCCATGGCTCCTGCCTTGTGCACAAAGCACGGCGAGCCTAGCACCTGTTCATCCATACAGTAAAGGTCTTGCACCCATGTCCACACCCATCGTCCCTTGGATGGGCGGTAAACGCCGTCTG